GTTTGCCAGTCGCTCGCTTCTTTTCTGAGCGTTGCATAGTTTGACATCGTTGCACAAGCCGTGGGCATCACGGAATTAAGCAACGCACTAAGCATCGACAAGTCGGTCGTCTCCCGCCTCGTCAAGAAAGGCATGCCCACGACCTCGGTCGACGCCGCCCAGGCGTGGCGTGAGACGAACGCCCCGCCCCGCGCGAAGCGTGGGCAACGCGGCACGCCACCGCCAGCGCCGAAACTCTCAAAGGTCGCTGAGCCTCAAGATGCCCCTGCACCGCATAAGTCTTATGCGGAAGCTCCAGTATCCTTAAACGATACCCCACCGCCTCCACCCACGCACAGCTTGCCCGAACCCGACGACGAAGACAACACGCCGCGCCAATCCCTCCGCCGCGCACGGCTCGCCGAGAAGGTCGGCTACAACGAACTCGTCATCTGCAAGCGCAACGGCGGCAGCATCGAGGACATCCGCAAGGCAAACAGCACCTACATCTCGAGCCGGAACAACCGCGTCAAAGCCGAGAAGGATTTCAAAGACTGGCAACGCCAGGAAGCGATCACGTTATTTTATGACGAAGCCCGCGACATCACGAGCCGCCCGCACATCACCGCCAAGCAGTTGCTCGAAGTCATGCCCAAGACCCTCGCCACTCGGCTGCACGGCCAACCGCAGAAAACCATCGAAGCCACACTTGCCGAGTGGGCCGACAACCTCACCACCATCATCCGCCAAGCCATATGACCATCGAACACCTCGCCACCGCGAGCCTCATCCCCTACGCCCGTAATGCAAAACGGCACGACCCTGCTCAAATCTCAAAGCTGTGTGGATCAATCAGGGAATTCGGCTTTAACAACCCCGTCTTGATCGACAAAGACAACGGCATCATCGCCGGTCACGGTCGCGTCATGGCCGCTCAGTCCCTCGGCCTTGAAACCGTTCCCTGCATCCGCCTCGGCCACCTCACCGACACGCAGCGCCGAGCCTACATCCTCGCCGACAATCGCCTTGCCGAGATCGGCGGCGGGTGGGACGAGGAAATGCTCAAGCTCGAACTCGCGGACCTCTCACAAAATGCGGATCTCGATTTCGACCTGACCGGCTTTTCAGATACCGACCTGACCGACAAACTTTTAATCGAAACAAAAGAAGATGCACCGCCCGATGATTTTAAAGAATTCGATGAGGGTATCGAGACCGACCACAAATGCCCGCGCTGCGGATACGAATGGAGCGGCAAGACAAAATGAAGCCTCCCTACAAAGTCCCAAGCATGGAAGAAATCCGTTCCCTTCCTTGGAATGGATTCACGGCAGCGTCCACCTTTAGCGGGTGCGGCGGATCGTCCACAGGCTACCGCATGGCAGGGTTCAAAATCCTCTGGGCTTCTGAGTTTATCGACGCAGCCCGTGATTCTTACAAAGCCAATGCCGCGCCTTACACGATTGTCGATGGCAGGGACATCCGCCAAGTCCAGCCCGAGGATATTCTAAAGGCTACCGGATTGAAACCCGGCGAGCTTGATCTGTTCGACGGCTCGCCTCCGTGTGCGTCATTCTCCACCGCAGGCAAGCGCGAAGCAGGATGGGGCAAGGTCAAAAAATACAGCGACAAGGAGCAACGCACCGATGACCTCTTTTTCGAGTTCACAAGAATGATTCGCGGGATTCAGCCAAAAACTTTTGTCGCTGAAAATGTCAGCGGACTCATCAAAGGAACGGCAAAAGGCTACTTCCTCGAAATCCTCAAAGAACTTAAAGCCTGTGGCTATCGCGTGAGCTGCAAAGTCCTCGATGCTCAATGGCTGGGAGTCCCACAGTCACGCCAGCGAACAATCTTCGTCGGAGTCCGTGAAGACCTCGGGCTGGACCCAGTTCACCCTAAGCCGCTCGCGTATCGCTACAGCGTGCGGGATGCGCTGCCGTGGATTTGTTCAATAAAAGACGGCCCCGCTGGTTATAGAGATGCAGCGACTCGCGCAAGTAATACCATAGTGGCTGGAGGCTACCGCCCAAGCGAGAACGCCTATACAGCGAGAGCAACTTATGTCGAAGCAGAAACCGACATCAGCCGCTACGCAATCGGAGCGGAGTGGGAGAAGTTAAAACCCGGAGAAGGTTCAGAAAAATATCTCAATCTCAAACGGACAAGAATAGACGGGCCATCGCATTGTATTAGTGCTGACGGCGGGAACCCATCAACAGCAGGTGTTTGCCATCCGACTGAAAAGCGAAAATTCACCATCGCCGAACTCAAACGGATATGCGGATTCCCCGATGATTTTATTTTAGAAGGAACTTACGCACAGCAATGGGAACGCTGCGGGCGGGCCGTCCCTCCCGTCATGATGTCGCACATCGCGGCAACCGTGCGCGATGAAATCCTCCGCAAGCTATGACAATCCCTACCGACTGGACTTTCAAAACCGCCGATGTCGCCGGAGACTTTGACCGGCATGTGCGCGAGCAGCTTCCATGGTATGACCTCACGACAGGCGTCGTCGCGCATGTGGCGCGGCACTACATACCGGAAGGCGGGCGCGTGTATGATATTGGAGCCAGCACGGGGAATGTAGGGAATGCCATCGCGGACACGCTCGCAGCCCGCAAGGCGGAGATCGTCCCGACAGATAACTCGGCAGCCATGGCGGAAATCTATCGCGGCCCCGGCAGCCTAGTCATAGCAGACGCTGCCGATTTTGATTATCAACCGTTCGACCTCGCTGTGTTGTTCCTCTGCTTGATGTTTGTCCCGCCATCCAAGCGCGGGGAGTTCATCGCGCGGCTTCGCTCTCGCATACGCCCAGGCGGTGCGATCATTGTTTTCGACAAGTGCGAACCGGCCACAGGCTATGTCGCCACGGTCCTCTGGAGGCTGGCCCTCGCAGGCAAGACAGCGGCCGGCGTAGACGCGCGCGAGATATTGGCAAAAGAGTTATCCCTTGGCGGCATCCAGCGCCCGATCAACCCGCGAGAAATAGAACCAGCCACCGAGATTTTCCGCTTTGGAGATTTCGCCGGTTGGATCATCGAACCATGACCCCCGCCGCCGAAGCCCTACGCGAGCACCTGCGCTCCATCTACGCACCGATTGACCGGCGCACCGTGACCGAGTGGTGCGCTGACGAGGTGATCTTGAGCGAGCGGCAAACGCAGATGCCCGGAGCATTCAGCACGCGGATGACGCCCTACCTCCGCGAGCCGCTCGAGTGTTTCGGCGATGTCGATGTTTCCGACCTCGTGCTGGTATTCGGAACGCAGACCGGCAAGACGACGATGGTGCAGGCTGGCACTGCGTGGAGGATTTGCAACAAGCCGCAGCCCGTCGTGTGGGTCATGCCCACCGAGGGATTGGCGCGCAGTTTCTCCGAGACGCGCTGGCTCCCGCTATTCGACGACAGCGCCACACTCTCCGCTCAGAAGCCAGCGGACCGGCACAAGTTCAAAAACCTCGAGCAACATTTTTCGAGGTGCTCGCTCGTCTTCGTCGGGTCGAACTCCCCGGCAAACCTCGCCAGCCGTCCCGCCGGTCTCCTGCTGATGGATGAGGTGGACAAATTCGCCCGCGAGACCGACCAAGAAACCTCCGCCCTCTTCCTCGCCGAAAACCGCACCAAGTCTTTCGTCGGCGCGCTTCGCGTGAAGACCTCCACACCGACAACGCCCGACGGCGCGATCTGGCAGGAATACCAGAAAGGCACACAGGAAAAATACATGCTGGAATGCCCGCACTGCCACGACCGCATCGAGCTACTCTGGGAGCAGGTCAAGTGGGACACCGAGGCGAAGATCGGCGGCAAGTGGAACATGGCCCGCGTCGAGGAATCCACCCGCTACATTTGCCAGCGGTGCGGCGGCGAGTGGAACGACGGACAGAAAATCGAAGCCTTGCAAGGCGGCGTCTGGCAATCCACCAACCCCGCCGCACAGCGCGGCTTCCGATCCTTCCACCTCAACTCCCTCTACGCCCCGTGGCGCTCCTGCACCTTCGGCGCGCTGGCGGTGAAATTCCTCCGCGACAAGGACACGCTCAACGGCCTGCAAGACTTTACGAACTCCACCATGGCCATGCCGTGGGAGCAGGTCGAGACCAGCATCGGCGACGCCAACATCCTCGCCCTCCGCGGCGACTACACGCGCGGCACCTGCCCCATCGAGCCAGCGCATGTCGTCACCTGCGCGGACATCGGCCAGGATAAGCAGCACTGGGCAACGGTTGCATTCGATATGACCGGCCAGAGCTATGTCTTAGACTACGGAACGACCTTGACCATCGAAGACCTCCTTGCCGACTCGCCCCGCCGCATTTATCGCACGCCCAGCGGGCAAGAAGTCCGCCCCGAGTGCGGCATGCTGGATTCGGGATACGCCACCTTCCGAGTTTACACAGCCTGTCAGAACTCCGGTGGATTCTTCCACGCCGCCAAAGGCTCAGGTGCCACCTTCGGATCTCGCATCGGCAAGACGGTCATCGAAGACTTCCCCGGCGTGGTTTTGTATACCTTCGTCGACCACGCCATAAAGACGGAACTTTTCATTGATCGCATCCGAAACGCCAAGCCCCCGCTCGCCATCCCACGCGACACCGGCGAAGACTTCCTTCGCGGCATGAGCGGTCAACGACTCGTCCCCCGCAAGACCGCCACCGGGCAAGAGTTCATTTGGAAATCCGTCGCACAAGATCACTACATGGATGCGGTCAAGCTCTGCCATGTCGCCTGGCACATATTAAAAAACTGACCTGTGAAAAAATCACAACTCTGGAAAATCTATGTGGCAAAAAATCCCAGCTTCGCGGGAGACGGCAACATCACGATGAGCGCTCGCGGACTCCGCAAGCTCTTTGACCAGACATGGGACTTGGCCTACGAAGAAGGCGAACCCGAGCACGAAGCACCGCCGGTTAACGACTCGAAAAGCGTGGACGATCTGCGGAAAATCTTCGGCTTCTGACCATTTTCCTGACGCCAAGAAATTGGTCGCCGCCCGCCGCGCTTGTGTTCATGCGGCTCTGCGGGCCTCCAAAATT